GAATATTGGTCAAAAATAGCTTTTGCTGTCTCTGACATATGGGGTGTTCAAGATCCAGATGAAAAACGAGATCCAAATGTTATTCGATTTTGGGAAGGTCAAACCAAGCTAATTTCAAAGTTTATCTTTGCAGTTGAGCATACTACAGGTTTGCCCCCAAAGGAACATCCTCGTCCTGGACCACTTTATCTTGACATTCCTTCTGAATCGTGGTGCCATTTGGTGGCTGCTGTGCAAGATCTTTTTGAGACTCAAGATGTTGAAAATGAAATTATCGCTGAGTCTGGAAAGACAGAGATAAGTTCTCCTGTCGTTGGTGGTGCTGAGGAAAAACATCAGAACATTCAAGATGTTGCTGGAACAGAGGAAGATGATACTATGGTTGGATATGCACAACCCTCGTGGCTGTTGTATGATACGCCTGTTGATATCAAGCACTTCTTTGAGCGTCCTGTTGATCTTTATGCAAGTACTATACCTCTAGGTTCAAATTATAATTTGACTTTGAATCCATGGCAGTTGTACATGGCTGATCCAAGTGTTCGAGCTAAGATCAGAAATTTTGCGTATATGCGTGGAAACATGAATATTCGCATTGCAATTTCTGGAACTCAGTGGCATTATGGAATGCTTCAAGCATCCTATGTTCCTCTTCATGTCACGAATGCAATTTATCAGATGTATATTGCAAATCAACCAACCCTTAGGTCTCCTTTCTTGAAATATCTTTCAGCTACTCCTGGGAGTAAGACTATTGATGTTAAAGATAATGCACCTTTGGAGATGATGTTTCCATTCGTTTGCAATCAACCTATGCTTCGATTGTTTAATAATGCTGCCACTGTCATAAGTCCATCCACTGTTTTTAACGATTTTTCGAATCTTGGAACTTTTGAGTTGCATTCTTTTCTTCCTCCTGGTATAATCAATTCAAGTGGTAGTGCTACATCCTTGGGTATAAATATATATGCTTGGATGACTGATGTTGTTTTGGGTTGCCCTACAGCTACTCAAATTGCTATCACCACTGAGTCTGATGAGCGCAAAATTGGACCTGTTGAAGCTGTCGCGTCACGCGCCGCAGTTTTTGCTAACAATTTTGCCAGTATTAGTCCTTTTGCAAAAGCAAGTGCTATGGCGCTTGGTGCAGTGAGGGACGTTGCTGCCATTATGGGTTTTTCAACTCCAAACTTGAATACCATGCCGGAGCGTATGAAGCCAGAAGGCTTTTGGAATGAGGCCAATCTTATTGGTTATGATCTGGGAAAGCGAATAACACTGGATCCTCGACAAGAGTTAACAGTCGATCCACGAATTGTTGCCGTCACTGAGGATGAGATGTCTCTTGGGTTTTTAAACTCCCAACAAGGGTTACTTGATACCTTTACTTGGGCAGCCAATGCCACTCCTGATGGTGGACCAATTTGGACTAACATTGTTACTCCTACTTCCATTGTTGGTACATCATTTAATGGTGGCAATGTTTATCAACCCACTCCTATGGGATTTGCTGCTAAACCATTTTCATATTGGCATGGGGATATTGAGTATACTTTTCAGATAATTTGTTCAAAGTTCCATAAAGGAAAGTTGGCCGTGTTTTTTGAACCTAATATTGCTCAAGCAGCTCTTATAACTGCTGCTCTTCAGATGAACAAGAAATTTGTTGCTATAATTGATCTTGAACAGACTACTCAAGAGTCCTTTTGTATAAATTGGACTTTTCCAAAGGCATGGGCTGCCATGCCGTCATATCAAGATGCGGCTCAGTGTGTTAATAATATCACTGATTTAACAAATTTGTTTAGATGTGCTAATGGCATGATTGGTGTTGTTCCTTTTACAGCTCTCCAATCTCCGGATGGGAGTAGTGTTGGCATTAATGTGTATGCTAGATCAGGAAATATGTTTTATAACGAAGTGCTCAATAGTAACTTGCCTACTTCTATTGTTGGGATTATCGCAGAGTCCGGTGATATGGATGTTAAATCTGATAGCACTGGGACTGATATGACTTGTTTGACACTTAATCCCAACAAGTCAAATGTGCGTTCAATTGCACAATTGCATTTTGGTGAGCTTCCCTTGAGTTTTAGGGCTCTATTAAAGCGTTTCTGGACATCAAATTCAGCATCGCACACGACTGCTGGTGATGTGCCTATTAATTGGAATGGAGAGATTATAACCCCTCTCTTTCCAAACATCACCACAAATTTGCCGAGCAACATGGTTGCAAACCTATTAGGATATTTGAGATATGCCTATGTGGGTCTCAGAGGCGGCATGAGAAAACGAATTCGCTTGATTGGTATTGATCCTACCATCTTGGGACATTGTAAGATACACTTGCAAACTCCCAGCAATGCGACAGTCTCATTCAGCATTTCAGATGGTGCTTGGACACCGACTGGAAGAGAATACCTGGATGGAACAACTACTTATGTTCCTAGTGTAAATGGAGGTATTGAGTTTGAAATCCCATTTTACACAAACAACTTGTTTGCACTTTCACAAAGTGTGGACCCATTTTCAGGTACTGATGTTCCGACCGAGAGTATAGCTCTCCGGAATTATACTGTTGAATTTGACAATCTCTCCGGCGATACTACCCAGTATGGCTATGAGGAAACCGCTGCTGCAGAAGATTTCTGCTTGATGAGGTTTGTG